ATGCTATGTACTAATAGCAACTCTCTACTTTATAGTGTTAATGGTAGAACAACACTAAACTTTAAGCCTCCATCTCGGGCACTAAAATATAACCCTCTATCAAAAAATATTGTGGTTACATGGGATATTTTAATGCAAGAGTTTAGAGCTGTATCTATGGATGATTGCGAGCTATTGCAGGAATATCCGGCCGATGATGAGTTTTGGAAGATCTTTAATGAAAAATTTTACGTGATGTCTCCGGAACAAAAGCTACTTTATATGAACGCATGATAAATACAGAAAAATTAGAAAGATCAATTGCGCACCTCCTACAGCGAAATATACAATTCGCTGTAGGTGAAAAGGTACTACGCAAAGGTAAACTGATAATTTTTAAAGTAAAGGATTTTTATATTACGTTCACTATTATTAACGATAAGGGAGAAACTAAATATTACGACCTACCATATCCGTTTGTAGTGAGAACCTCGGATACGGGGGCAGAGTTTGATTATACATTAGATAGTTTAGCGAAAGGTAATAAAATGCTATACTATCGCTTAAAAGTTCTTAATAGAGTTAAAAAGAACAAACTGTATGATAATGTTCTCAATATAACTCAAGTAGATTAGCGGGGGGTAGCTCAGCTTGGCAGAGCATCGGTTTTGGGTACCGAGGGTCGCAGGTTCGAATCCTGTCTCCCCGATTTAATCCCGTGGTGTAACGGTAGCACAACAGATTTTGGTTCTGTTTGTCAAGGTTCAAATCCTTGCGGGATTATATTGATTAATTCAAAATATATATTATAATTTATATATGTCTCTTATTTCTAAATTTCCGGGCGAATTTCAACCACGGCCCGCTCAAATCAAGTTAATAAATGATATTGAGAAGGCGTTTAAGGAGTACGATTTTGTTATTTGTAGCGCCCCTACTGGTACTGGTAAGTCTTTTCTTGCTAAAACATTAGCTAATTCAAGCGAGGATCTAGATCCAGAATTTATTGATGATGTGGTTACGTATAAAGCATTTTCACAATCTCACGATGAAGAATATGATCATCAAGGCGCGTCCGTGTTAACCATAACAAAGGCACTACAAACTCAATATAAATTTTTATTTGATGATGCAGAGGAACTTAAAGGTAAGAGCAATTATCAATGCGAAGTAGATCCTAATGTAGATGTTGAAATTGGACCGTGCGTTTACTTGCCTAAAATAAAGAAAGATTGTTGGAAGAAAAATATATGTCCTTATTATAAACAACGTAATGAGGCTTTAGTTAGTAAGTTTTCTGTGTATAACTATAGTATGTTTCTAGCGCTTCCGCATGAACTTAAAAAGAAAGAATATTTAATTTGTGATGAGGCGAGTGAGCTTGAAGATCAAATTGTCAAGCATTTTTCACTCAACTTTACTAGTAAAACTTTAAAGTATATGGGTGTAGAAAGTAAGATGCCTAATATAACAAACTATAATAAGTTTCATGATTGGCTTGTAACGCTAGATGCAGAAATTTCTGATAAAATTACTGATCTTTTGCAAAAGATTAACTCAAAGGATAAGACTGAAAAAGATGTAACGCGCTATAAAGTAATTACTCGATTTAACGATAAACTTAAACTTATTATAAACTCTTGGAAGGATTGTGAGTATGTTTTAGATAAAAATGATGATTTAGTTTCAATTGTACCTCTTCATATATCTTCACTTACATCAGAGATTTTTAGATATGGTAAAAAAGTATTACTGATGTCTGCAACCATCATTGATCCTAGAGAGTTTGCTAAGTCTTTAGGTATTGAAAAATATAAATATATTGAGACGCCATCCCCGTTTGACGCGTCAAAATCTCCCATTTACGTATCAAGTAAATACAAGTTAAATTATCAAAACTTAAAAGCCAATCTACCTAAAGTATGTGATCTTATACAAGAAATTTGTGATCATCATAAAGATGAAAAGGGGGCAATACATACACATACTGGTTATATAACCTCAACACTAAGAGAAAATTTACAAGGTAATAGATTTCTATATAGGTTTGAAGATATTAATAATGAGAAATTGATTGAGGATCATATTAAATCTAGATTACCTACTGTTATAGTAAGCCCGTCAATAACTCACGGGGTGGATTTAAAACACACTCTAGCGAGATTTCAAATAATTGTTAAACTACCGTATATGCCCTTAGGTGATAAGAGAATTAAACAATTATTTGATACTAATCCAGATTGGTATACTAATAAAATGCTTAGTTCGCTTGTTCAAGCTGCTGGTAGAGGGGTTAGAAGTGCAGACGATTGGTGCGTTACTTATATACTTGATGGTAATACGGCGAATGTTATTGGGAGATCAAAAAACAAATTGCCTAAATTCTTCTTAGATAGACTGCAATAGATAAATATAATTAGTGAAAAGTAGAGCTTTTAGTTGGGAAATTAAAGATATTATTACGCAATTTATTGCTGCGTTTGATGATGTGGTAATAGGTAGATATAATCGTGAGCGGCAAGAGCAGGATAGAATCGAGGTAGGCTATGTATATCAGCCAAAACGACGGGTAATACATGACTTACAAAATAGAGCTCAAGGGTTAAAACTCCCTATGGGTGCTATTGTTATTAATAGTATACAAAGAAACTCAGAGAGAGCGTTTAACAAGATTGAGGGGTTTACATATCCCGGGATTCGCGATCAGTATAACCCTGGCCCGAATTCAGTCAAAATACCTCCCGTAGTTCCTATAGATATATCAGTAACTCTTTCATTAATTGCTACGTATCAAACTGATATGGACCAAATTATAAGTAACTTTGCTGCTTATACAAACCCATATATTATGATTTCATGGAAAGTGCCTGAAGAGTTCGGGCTTCCATCTACGATGCCTATCAACACAAAGGTAGAGTGGGACGGTAATATTAATATTGAGTACCCTAATGATATAAATCATTCGAATCGATCTGTCATAACTGCGGATGCAAATTTTACTATACAAGGGTGGATATTTAAGGATACAAACGTCGACCCTATAAAAAATATATTTTTTATAGATAGTAACTTTTATAATAATCGTATATTATCTGCTGGAAACTTTATAGGGTATGATGATTACGCAACACTTTCAGGATATGATTACGAATATACCGAAGGTCAAATATCTATAACTGATATTGATGTTGCTAGTGTATCAGGATCACCCACTCTTACAAACGTTTTTTACTCAGTTACCGGTAGGGATAGCTTCCCGATTATAAATACTGATTATGTAATAAACAATCCAGGATCAATTATACTGTATGGTAAGCGGTTCAATTATACCGATAATGTGTTATTAAGCAGTAAAGGATCTACAGTTTACGGATCATTGACATCCCTGACAAGTTTTGAATATTTTCCAAATGTAACTGGCGCTTTATTGCCCGAAAATACGTATAACATAATTACAGATAATGTAATGGAGATATATTTACCCGCACTTAGCTCCGGAACATTTGATATAATAATTACAACGGCAGCAGGGTGGGATACATCTTATAGTGCTATGTCTGGTAATTTCATAAAACAGCCCTAAATAACTTAGTATATAATGGCAAAGGACTTTAAAGGAGCAGGAAAAGATTCTACGTTTGGGCGTAATTTAATGAATTACGTCGCATCAAAACTTCCCTATTCGGGATTCAGCGCTATTGATGCAGGTCAAGAAAATAATCCTAAATATAAGTATTTTGAAAATCAAGGTGCGCGTCGTGCAGAAGTTTTAGCTAAGCATTCTATATCTCAATCTAACACCTTTAATAACGAAGCGGTGGGGGTTATTGACGGTAATAATAGCTTTGGCGAGATGATGTACGCGAACGTGCAGAAAGATAAAGGCGCGCGTATACAGGATTACAGGGTTATGGCTGCATTTGCAGAGGTTTCAGACGCTCTTGATGAAATTTGCGACGAAATAATAAATGTTGACGATAAGGGAAATGCGTGCAAGCTTATTATTGATAATAGACTAGAAGAGGATCTCTCTATGGAGATAAAAAATAACCTTATTGATGAATTTAAAAAATATATAGGTTATTTTGAAATTCAAGATAAAGGATGGTCTTATTTTCGAGATCTATTGATTGAAGGGGAAATATATTTTGAGCATATAATGCACTCCAAATACCCTGATAAGGGAGTTCTCGGAATTGTTAGAGTCCCGACTGAATTGGTAGACCCTATTTATTCAAATATACAGAACCTTTTAATTAAAGGATATCTATATAGAAAGCCTAAAATTGAGCCAGATAAATTAATAAAGAGTGAGGAAGTTGACTTTATACCGCTGGAGCAGAATCAGGTAGTCTATATAGATAGCGGCACATGGAACGAAAATAAAAGTATAAAGCTGCCGTTTATTGAAAATGCTAGACGGGCATATAGACAATTATCATTAATTGAGGACGCTATTTTAATTTATCGTTTAGTTAGAGCCCCTGAGAGACTGGTCTTTAACGTAGATGTAGGTAATATGTCGCCTCCAAAGGCAGAACAATACTTGAGAAAGTTAATGTCCCAATATTGGTCGACTAAGACATTTGATTCAAATCAAAACGATATTGTTAATAAATTTAATCCTCAGTCAATGCTCGATGCATTCTGGTTTGCAAAAAGAACTGGTTCAGATGGTACTTCTGTAGATCAACTACAGGGCGGTGCAAACCTAGGTGAGCTCGCCGATTTAATGTATTTTGTTAAGAAGCTATACAAAGCTCTCAAAGTACCTACTAATAGACTTGAACCAGAATCTACTCTCACAGATTCAGCTGCTATGCTTAGAGAAGAACTTAAATTTGCTAAGTTTGTAGTAAGATTGCAGCAACATTTCGCTGGAGGGTTAAAGAGAGGTTTTATAACTCATTTGAAGATGACAGAGTTATGGGAAGATTTAGATATGAAAGAATCGGATATTCATATCGAATTTAATCCCCCGTCAAACTTTTACGAACTCCGCGAAGCCCAAAAGCTTGGAATAAAGGCTGAAAATTACAGCAACCTCTCCCAATCCGAAATGATATCGCCAACATATTGTCAGAAAAAATATCTCGGATGGGAGGATAGAGATATACTTGCAAACAGACAGTACATGAGAGTAGATAAAGAATTTACATGGGAGCTAGCTCAGATTGAAGCGATGGGACCTAACTGGAAGGAGCAAGTTGAAGCTCAAACTGCATCTATGGAAGGTGGTGCTGAAATGGGTGGCGATATGGGAGGAGGAATGGGTGGTGATCTAGGCGGCGCAGGAGCTCC